CTGCAGATTCAAATAATAATGTTATTCTTACTTCCATTGCTGAAACTGCAGATGATGCAATGAAATTCGGGAATAAGGAATTTGCAAAAACTCTTGATAAAGGTATTCATGTAAATATGCCGACATCTGCTGCATGGTGGAACGACATGAAAAGCAGCTGGGCAGAAGATAATTATACTCTTATTACATCTAACGCAAAAAATTATGTTTCAAAAATAAACACGCTGACTGAACAGGCAATAGTCAACGGAATGGCTCCAGGCAAGCTCAAGGAAGAAATATACAAAGCAACTGACAGTTTAAGTAAAAGTCATTGTAAACTTCTGGCAAGAGATCAAATGGGAAAGTTAAACGGTCAGATAACTCAGGCTCAAATGGAAGAGATTGGGCTTGATATGTATGTATGGAGTACTGCTTTTGATGACCGTGTACGCGATTCTCACGCCGCTATGGAGGGGTTATTATGCCGTTGGGACGATGCATCTGTATGCTCGTATGACGGCGGAAAAACATGGGTACAAAGACCTTCTGACGCAATAACTCTTCATCCGGGGCAGGATATTCAATGCCGTTGTGTCGGTCTTGCTTATTATCCAGAACTTACAGCAGAAATTGAAAATACACCAATGGAATATATTTCAGCAGCAGAAACAGAAGATAGCGTGTCAAATTATCAAAGCATTATTGATAAAATAGACAGTTTCAAAGAAACGAAAAATGGTGAAATTGATAATATTATTCCTATGGGAACTAAAAACATTTTGCTTGAAGCTGCAGCAATTTACAACAGACAAAAAGCAACTGGACAAGAAATTTATGTTGAAAAGATGATTGATCTTGATAAAATTGTCACAAATCAGGAATATCTTGATAAAGATAAACTTCTTGGATTCATGAAATATGACAAGTCAAAAGAGAAAGGAGACATTATCCGAGCTGTAGAATATAATGGAAAATATATGCTTATAGACGGAAATCACAGGGTTGCAATGGCTCTTCTGAAAGACGGAAAACGACTAAAAATTGCAGTTTTGAATCCAATAGAAACAGAGTGACACTGTATGGCACTGAAAAAAAATCAGTGCCATTTTTTTTGTCTCAATTTTTTACAGAAAAATTTAAATTTTGCAATGAGGAGAAAACTCCTTATTCTTCTAATAATTCACTCGTATTTTTTATAGTGTATAAAAAAGTAGACATGTTAAGAAACATTCTAATATTTTAAATTCACTATGCTAGATTTTTTCTCATGGTGTATAAAAAAGTATACACTTTATAAATTTATAGTATTATTTTATGCTTTTACTATACATTTATACGCCAAAACAGTGAAATTTCATGAAAAATAACGGTCTTGAACACCGTATATATGGTCTATATATGGTCTTGAACGACGTCTAACGGTGTTAGACGTCGTATATACGGTGTCGGGTAACGTATATACGGTGTTAGACGTCGTATATATGGTCTTGGATACCGTATATACGACACCCCTACGGCGTCGAACGGTCATATATCGGTGTCGAATAACTCTATACTCTTAATACTAAATTCTTAATACTAAATACTAAATACTAAATTTAAATACTAAACACTCAACGGTGAGTTCCACCGCATTTTTGTGTGTGCAGCCCCGGATTTAATTTGCAATATTTTTTGAAATACCAAAAAAAGACTGAAGTGCTAATCGCACTTCAGATGTGTGTGTTTTTTTAAATTTCTTAATTCATTACTTGACATAAATACAAGATGTTGTATTATATAATTACTTAATTAAGATTTTTAACATCAAGTACCAGATAAAGCTTGCCGGGTTTATTTGGAATTGAGGCGTTGTACGTCTTGTTCTGGATTTAACAAGAGCAGGCTTTTTTTATTTTCCGGAGAATAAAAAAAATGGGAAAATTCAATTCAGTCAACAGATTTGATAACATCGACAATTCACAGTGGATGACAACTCCTTTTGAAGCCACTGTTGAAGGTTTCCTTAAGGGCCGCGCCATTGTAACATCAATTGGCGTTTTCACTTACAAGCGCAAAGACGGAACAGTTCAGAGAGAACTTCGTCTTCCTGAAGAAGTATTCAGCGAAAAAACTCTCAGCTCAATGAAACTTAAGCCTGTTACTCTTAACCACCCGACTGAACTTGTTACAAGCGGAAATGCTGACAAACTTCAGGTTGGAAGTCTTGGCGATAATCCTTCATGGACTAAGGAATGGGAACACAGAAAATGGGAAGAAGTGACTGACGGAATCAACTGCGCTATTGACATGATTATTACACACAAGGACGCCGTTGACGCAGTTCTTAACGGTAAGCAGGCTTTGTCAATGGGTTACACCTGTGATCTTGAATCAGCACAGCCTGGCGCTACATGGTGTGGAATTGAATACGATTTCATTCAGAGAAATATCCGTTACAATCATTGTGCAATCGTTGATTCTGCAAGAGCAGGAGACAACGCAAAAATTGAACTCAGAGCGGACAGTGAAGATGCTGTCCTTGAGGATATGGTAACAAAAACAGATGGAGGTACCAGCATGTTGAAGAAAATCAACTTGGACGGCATCGACTATGAAGCAGAAGCTGAAGTAATTAAAGCTCTTCAGAGAGCAGATGAAAAAGCAAAGAAAGCTGAAGAAGATGCCTGCGAGCAGAAAAAAGCAATGGATAAAAAAGTTGCTGACCTTGAAGACAAGGAAAAGGAACTTGAAAAGCGTATTTCTGAACTCGAAGCCGAAAGAGACACGGCAAAGGAAAAGGCTGACAGCGCCGAAAAAGAACTTGAGGAAGTTAAAAAGACTTCTCTCGACTCAAAAACAATCGATGCTGCTGTTAGTGCAAAAATGGAACTTCTGCAGAATGCTGCAAAGGCAAATGTTGAAGTTAAGGCAGATATGTCTGACATGGACATCAAGAAGGCTGTTATTGCTTCTCAGTTCCCTAATGCAAAATTTGACGGCAAGGATGATGTTTACATCCAGGCTCGTTATGATGCAACAGTGGAAATGATTGCAGAACGCAATGACGCTCAGAATCGTCAGTTTACTTCGGATCTTCCTCCGGAAGCACACGCTGATGAAAATGATGCAAGAAACCGCATGATCGAACGCATGAAAAATCATGGTCAGGAGGCAAAATAATGAATCTCTACGGAAATCTTGACGCTGAAAAAGCAATGGCTGGTTTGCTCTATGGAGCTAACCCAAACACAATTGTAAGCGTTGCAGCAAAGGAAACAATCAACTTCGGTAAGGGTGTTTTCTTCAACGGTAGCCGCAATGCAGTGCTCAACGGAAAGCACAACAATAAAGTTGTAGTTGATCTTTCTGCTTACACAACAGCAAGTAAGGACATCACTCTTACTGTTAACGGTGTTGATGCTGATGTAACTACATCTGGAACAATTGCAACTGATGTTGCAAGTCTTGTTGCTGATATCAACGATGACGTTGAAAACGTTACAGCTGTAGCAGGAACAGGAGCAAATGCAGGAAAGATTACAATCACTTCTGATGTTGATGCAGAAGTAACTGTAAAAGTTGTTTACGATGGTTCTGACGTAACATCATCAAAAGCAACAAGCTCATCTGACGCTGTTTATGCCGGTGTATCAGTATTCCATCAGGATGCATTTATCAACTCTCGTGGTTGTTATGCAGCACAGGAATCTGTAGCCGTAATGGAAAAGGGTTACATCTGGGTTGTTCTTGCAGACAACGTTACTCCAGCAATCGAAGCAAATGCTTATGTAACACCAGAGGGAACATTTACAACTGAATCAAGTGGCAACACTTTGGTTGGTAAATTCAAATCAGGAAAAGAAACAGGATCAAACAGCGATTCACTCGCTCTTGTATCTTTGGACTAAAAGGAGACTGAAAGATGCAGACTAACAATCCAATGAGACTTGATTCAAACGAATCAGTTTTCTTTAATCGTGAACTTGCTTTCATTAAGTCAAAGTCTTACGATGCAAAATATGCTGAACTCAAAGGACTTCAGCTCATTCCAATTTCTACAGAAGCAGGAGCTGGAATCAACGAAATCGTATTCCACCAGTATCGTGGCGTTGGTTTCGCAAAAGTCATCGCAGACTATGCAAAGGACTTCCCTCGCGTAGACATTTACGGAGAAGAAAAATCTGTAAAGGTTAAGGGAATTGGTGATTCATACGGATATTCTATCAAGGAAATTCGCGCATCACAGAGAACAGGAAAACGTCTTGAAGAACGCCG